CGTCCACAAACTCTTGCCGACTATGTTGGCAACGAGACTATAAAAGAAACAATCCAACAATATTTGGATGCAAACGATATACCACATTTGTTATTATATGGAAAAGCGGGCACGGGTAAAACTACACTTGCTAAACTAATCGTAAACACAATCAAATGTGACTTTATGATTATCAACGCATCGGATGAAAACAATGTGGATACCGTAAGAACAAAAGTTAAGAACTTTGCATCATCGGTTGGATTTGCAGGTTTCAAAGTAATCATATTAGATGAGTTTGATTATATGACACCGGGAGCACAAGCGATTTTGAGAAACTTAATGGAAACATTCAGTAAGCATTGTAGATTTATCTTAACCTGTAATTACATTGAGAAAATCATTGACCCTATCCAAAGTAGATGTCAATCTTTCGCAATCACTCCTCCTACTAAAAAGGATGTAGCAGTTCAGGTAGCAAAGATATTAGAAGCTGAAAAGATTAAGTTTGAACCAAAGAATATGGCTGATGTGATTAATTCATATTATCCAGACATTAGAAGGATACTTAATACTTGTCAATTACAATCTGCAAAAGGTGAATTGAAAGTAGACCATAGAGTAATGGTTGAAGCAAACTTTGCAAGTAAACTTATTGAGTTATTGAAATCAAATGATGAAAAACGAAATGTGTTTATGGCAACAAGACAAGCCGTAGCAGATAACAAATTAAATGACTACTCCGAAATGTATACAATGTTATATGACAAAGTTGATGAATATGCAACCGGAAATGTAGCAAATGTTATTTTGACAATTGCAGATGGTCTTTCAAAAGATGCATTGGTAGTAGATAAGGAAATCGTATTTATGTCTACAATTATACAAATATTAAACATTATAAAATAAACAAAATGGAACAAGGACAACAATTACCAACGAATTTTAACTTAAACGATGCAAGAGATATGGATTGTGAATGTGGTGGAAAGATATTTTTACCAGCATATAGATTTAAAAAGATATCTCGTTTATTAACAGGACAACCAAAGGATTCGGTTATGCCTATTGAATTGTATGTATGTGCAAGTTGTGGTAAAGCATTAAACGAATTATTACCACAAGAATTACAAGAAACAAAAATCACAGAATAATGGCAGCAAAATTGTTTGACCATATCAATGCAATAACTACCATACAAGACCCTAAGTATTTTGACAAACTATCTGACGAAGATGTTAAGACTTGGAGTAATTTTATGATAAATAGATTTCTATCAATGAAGCCTGAATGGGTTGAGTTGGTAGCATCTCTATTGCCTTTAACACAAACTCTACAACCAAAAGAAATGTATAAGTTGTATATTAGTGTTATTCCAAAAGGTAAATACTTTTTGAAATATATAAAAGGAAAATCAGAGGATAAATATGAACAATTCATAGTTGACTTATTAAAGAAAGAATATGATTGTTCAGAAAATCAAGCAATTGAATATTTGGAAGTTCTTTATTCTACAAGAGAGGGTAGGGAATATATGAAGTATGTTTCCGAAAAATATGGTATAGATAAAAAACAAATAACAAAACTAAAATTAAAAATATAGTGTTAAATAAAAAATATTTAATAGCAAATGGCTGTTCTTTTACCGAAGGTCACCATTTGGGAAACGAAGGGTCGTGGGCAAAATTTTTAGGTAGTAAATTGAATTTAGAGGTAATAAATTTGGCAAAAGGTGGTAGTGGAAATGATACCATAGTATGGCGAACTATGGAATTTTGTGAAATGAATAAAGATATTGCAAACAATTCATTATATGTAATTCAATTGAGTGAATGTTTAAGATACCACTTATATTTTGATAATGGTATGGATAAACCACAGGAATGGCAAGTCACCCCTTTATGTTTTTTAAAAGGAATGGAGTGGAATAAAGGTGGAAATGGAGTTCAAAGTTGGATTTATAAAAACAAAGAAGAGTTGGTTTATATTTACAATAATATAACATTTGCATTATATAAAACTTTTCAAAATATTTTATCAATTGTTTCTTATTTTGAATCAAAAGGATACCCATATATTATTTTTGATGGAATAAATGACCACAATCCAATAAAAGTTAATAATTCATATTATTTAAAAGAATCTTGGAATGATGATGCAAACGAACAATTTAAAATATTAACATCATTGGATATACAATTCCCAAATGATTATAAAAAATCTTTAGTAGATAGAGATTATGGTTATTTTATACATGAAACATTAATAAAAAATATATTTTCAAATAAGAAAGTATTTAAAGAAATTCCAACAATGATGAAATTTGTTATGGAAATTGGTTTAAAAAATCATAATGATAGTGAATACTATTTTAGAGAAAATGGTGGCCACCCAAATATGGAAGCGGCTGACCAATGGGCAAATGTACTCAAAAATTATATAGAAGAAATATTTGGTAAATCGGAATAAATTGTCTATATTAGATATATTATGGCAAGAGTATCATTTTCACAATATAGTATGTGGCATAGTTGTCCACAACAATACAAATTAGCATACATAGATAAGTTAGGTGAATCATCATCTAACATTCATTCAATCTTTGGAACTGCAATGCACGAAACACTTCAAAACTATTTGGAGAAATGTTTAAGAATATCAAAGTCACAAGCTGACAAAATGATTGACTTGCAAGAGTATCTAAAAGAAAGAATGAGAGATGCATATCTTAAAGAAACCGAAGGGGAAATAGGAAATACTACAATATGCACCAAAGAAGAAATGGTGGAGTTTTTAGAAGATGGAAATGTCTTATTAGATTGGTTTCAAAAACCCAAAAACTTTAACAAATTCTTTTCGTTAAAACACGATGAGTTGGTAGCAATTGAACAACCTATAAACACAAAGATTTCAGAGAATGTAAACTTTATGGGTTTCATAGATTTGATTATCAGAGACACATTTACAGGTAGATACAGAATTATTGACTTTAAAACTTCTACAAGAGGTTGGAGTAAGTATCAAAAATCAGACCCAGTTAAAAACGCACAAATCTTATTATACAAAAAGTTCTATGCCGAATTGATTGGTATTTCGGAAGATGTGATTGATGTTGAATTTATTATTTTGAAAAGAAAAGTAGAAGTAAGAGAGGATATCCCAACACATAGAATTAGTAAACACATACCTGCAAATGGTAAGGTATCAGTCAACAAAGCCTGGAAGGGTTTTACGGAATTTGTCGAAAGTGTATTTGACAAAGATGGTAATTATAGAACCGATATAGAGTTCCCAAAGAATGCAACCAAACTATGTGAATGGTGTGAGTTTTTTGATAGAGGAATATGTGATAGAGGATTAAAAAATTTAAATTAAACAATATATATTTTAAAAATAAGTTATGGCAAAAAAGAAGATTCTGTTATTATCAGATGATTTAAGAATGGCAAGTGGTATTGCCAATGTTTCCAAACAATTAGTATTAGGAACGGTTGATAAGTATGATTGGGTTCAATTGGGAGCAGCAATCAAACATCCAGAAGCTGGTAAGGTTTTAGACTTAAACGATAGTGTTAGAGAACAAACCGGTGTAAAAGATGCAAGTGTAAAAATTTACCCATCGGATGGTTATGGTAATCCGGATATTATCAGACAATTGTTGATGGTTGAAAAACCTGATGCAATCTTACACTTTACAGACCCGAGATATTGGATTTGGTTGTATGAAATGGAACATGAAGTTCGTCAATCAGTACCTTTATTCTTTTATCATATTTGGGATGATTTACCAGACCCAAAATACAATAGAGATTACTACGAAAGTTGTGATTGGATTGGATGTATTTCTAAACAAACTTATGGTATTACCAAAAGAGTATATAGTTGGGATAAAGAAAAACATTGGACTAAGCCTGAAGATTGGCAAGTAAGTTATGTACCACATGGTATCAATTCGGACTTATACAAACCGGTAGAAGTTCCAAAAGATTTTAAAGAAAGTATATTTGGTGATAAAGAATATGATTTCGTATTGTATTGGAGTAATAGAAACATTCGTAGAAAACAACCAATTGATGTAATTCTTGCGTTTGACAAATTCGTTGAAGCATTGGCACCTGAACATAGAGATAAAGTATGTTTATTAATGCATACCGAACCTGTACAAGAACATGGTACAGATTTACCTAGAACAATTGCAGAATGTTGTTCATCAGAAACAAATGTAGTATTTGCACCGAACCGATACAATGAAGAACAATTAAACTATCTTTACAATATGGGTGATGTGACAATCAATGTTGCATCTAACGAAGGATTTGGATTAGCAACCGCTGAATCGGTAATGGCCGGAACTCCAATCATCGTAACGGTGACTGGTGGATTACAAGACCAATGTGGATTTAGAGAAAACGGAACGGGTAAATTACTTACGGCAGATGATTATGTAGAGATTGGTTCTTTACACGATAGACATAGAAAAGCAGGTGTAGTTTGGGGAGATTGGGTTAAACCAATTTGGCCAGTTCGTTCAACAACGGGTTCAGTTCCTACTCCATATATCTTTGATGATAGAGTTGATTTTGAAGATATATCTCCATTGATTATGGATTGGTATAAAATGCCAAAAGAGGACAGAGAATCGGCCGGACTAAAAGGTAGAAAACACTTTTTAGGAGAAGGTGGATTGAGTAGAGAAAATATGTGTCAAACATTAGTAGATGGTATGGAAGGTGCATTTGCAAATTGGAAACCAAAACAAAAATTTAAGTTAATAGAGTTATAATATGAAACCAACATTAGTATTTCAGGCACCAGTAGCAACAAGAAGTGGGTATGGTGACCACGCGAGAGATTTATTACATTCTCTTTATAAATTAGATAAATTTGAAATCAAAGTAATTAGTACTCGTTGGGGAGCAACTCCAATGGATGCACTTAATTATGATAACGAATTTCATAAATGGATAGTTAATAGTATTGTTCCAAATATTCAAGAGAAGCCAGATATTTACATTCAGGTGACAGTTCCAAACGAATTTCAACCATTAGGATTTTATAATATTGGAATTACCGCAGCAATTGAAACAACACATTGTCCTTTGGATTGGATTCATGGTTGTAATAGAATGGATTTGATTATTGCACCATCACAACATTCAAAAGATAGTTTAGTGAAAACTATTTACAATGAGGCTGATAAGCAAACAAACCAATTAATACGTCAGCATAAAATTGAAAAGCCAGTTGAGATTTTATTTGAAGGGTTTGATGAAATGGATTTTGGAACTGAGCACGTAGCACATATTACCGAATTAGATAATGTTAAAGAAGATTTTGCATTTTTATTTGTAGGACATTGGTTGCAAGGTGATTTGGGTGAAGATAGAAAGAATGTAGGAATGATGATTAAAACATTTGCTATGGCGTTTAAAGATGAAAAGAAAAAGCCAGCATTAGTTCTAAAAACATCATCCGCAGGATTTAGTGTTTTGGATAGAGAAAGTATGGTTAAAAAAATAAGAGAAGCATTGGGAAAGGATTATAAAAAAGTTCCTGTTTATCTTTTGCATGGGGATTTAACTCCATCGGAAATGAACGGATTGTATGAACACCCAAAGGTAAAGGCAATGTTAAATTTTACAAAAGGTGAAGGATTTGGTAGACCATTGTTAGAATTCAGTTTGACAGGAAAACCTGTGATTGTTTCAAATTGGTCTGGACATTTAGATTTCTTAAAAGAAGGTGCAGTTTTATTAGAAGGTGAATTAAAGCCAGTACATGAATCTGCAGCAAATCAA